TGGTGTTCAAGTCGGCTATGTCAAACTCTACAGCAGGTGGCCACCAGCCTGTGGCTACTAGGAGACTGGCTAGGGAATGGCGGTAGGTTCCGCTTGGGTAGGGTTTGCCGGATCATTGTCCACCACTTCGAGTACGACTAATCGGCGGATGAAATCATCGAGCACTGCTGGCACTGTGATGCCTGCCTGTTTGCTTGACTCGTAAGCCATAAAAGCTAAGTCCTCAATGCTGATGCCTTGCTCACTGATGGTGCTTGACTTGCGTTTGTATTTGCGTTCCCATTGCACAACAACGTACAAACTGGTGGTGACTAGGTACGGGCCTTCGCCTGTATCCACGTTAAGTGTCAATTTCATGTCGGGTTCCTTTGTTTATGGCGAAGTGATGTCTCGAGCGTATGTGCCGCCAATGAATGACGCAGTGATCATTGACAGTTCGCCTACAGCGCCTGTAATTGGGGTGTAGTCCACAAGCTGCATGTTAATAATTGTGTACTCAGGGTTAGATGCTGACTCAACAAGGCCTGATGGGGAAATGACAAGCGACGTAGTGCCTGTGCCCAAGTTGGCAAACAATGTGGCCTCAACTTCACCAGCGCCATAGCTGAGATACATCTCAAGTTCTACAGACACAGTTTGCAAGCCCGGCACAAAACGATGGCCAGTATCACCAAAAGCCGTGCTTTCTAATGAGTCCACACCAAGTGTGATAGTTGCACTACGGCACTGGTCGGTCAAATCAACCAAAGCACCACCAGTGGTGGGCGCAAGGTTTACGGTTGGGTTAGTGAGGTAAGTGCTTGTGGCCACGTTGGTTCTCCTGTGTCAAACGGTGCCGGGTGCCGTATCTGTTGTTAGTTCTAGCAGATAATACTACTGCAGTGGGGTATCTCATTGCTTTTGTGCCTGCATAGCCATCTGCAAATCGTAGGCAGGATAAGTAGCGCCGCCCATTTCCAGCGATGACGGCTGGCCAGCCATGATCACAACTGACGAGCCTAGGACTGTGGCCACGATGTTGAGGATGTTCTCGAGCACTCCTTGTGCTGCTGTGCCACTGCCAATGATTTTAATTGGGATAGTTACGCGGATGATGTTGCCACCACCAGCGACAGTCTCAAAACTTGGGGCATCCAGAAAGACACAGTTAGGCACAATCTTTGTGGGGTCGCTAACTACTCGTAAGCCTGACACTGCCGTAAGTGTGGCTTTAAGGTCGGCCATAGCCTCGTTCAGAAGCCCTGTGGCAGGCATTAAGCCACCTGTGGGCGGTCTATGCCCAAGAGCTGTTTAATTACTGGTGTCATGGCGCTGACGGGTGCGGTTCCCATGCCATCAAAAGTGCTGAAAGTTTCTTGCGTGCTTCCACGGGAACGCCACAAAGCAGCCGCATACATAAGCGTGCCTAGCGTGACGTCATGCCCGGGTGAAGTAGTGAGGCTGTCAAAGTAGCCAGACTCCTGCCTACGCCTGTAACAGAAGTCGTTAGCAGCAGCTCGGGCCTGAGTAGCCAGCGTGTAGTCATCACTTGGGTTAGTAATTTCTACGCCTAAATATGTGATCAGTTCTGCCACTGTCACCCATGTGCAGTTTTGCGTGTAGGTGATAGTGCCAGTAGCTGAGGCTGTGCGTTCAACGTCTGTGCCGGTGCAAGCAAACAGCACCTGATTAGGGATACTGACATTGCTGTTAAAAAGCAGGTCGCCCTCAGTGTCTATGCCAATGTACTCATACTTGGGCATGGCATAGACAACAAAGGTGCCGTTAAAAGGTGCAGCAACACTAGCAACAGTGATGGATTGCCCCACCTCTATGTCAGTATCGGTCAGTGTTTGTAGCACTGCATAGTTGTCTAGCAGTTGCTTAAAAGTGACTGTGTATGTAGCCATCGGCGGTAGCCGCCTTTCGGACTATGAAACTGTGATTTTTTGTACTTGCTTTGCGTCAGCGACAAACAATGAGGCATAGCCGTGATAGCTCATGACTTTGCCCAATGTGGATGGTTCGTCACGTGTAAGCAATCCGCGGATGCTTTCATAGAACTCTATAGCAGCGCCACGAGCTACAACCATGGTGCCAGCCGCAAAGTTGCGGTCAGCTACAAGGTTCAAGCCAAATGGGTTGAAAGTGTTAGCCACTGTGATATTTGCAGCGCCCATTCCGTTTACTCCCATAAGTCCAGCTGCACCCACGTATGGGAACACTGGTCGCTTATCTGCGTCTAGCTGTGCGCCAAGAGCTTGCCATACGCCCGGTGCCACAAAAATGTGATCAGGCAAAAAGTTTGTGTCTAGCAAAATGTTGTATGCAGCAGTGTAGATGGCTGAAATTAAAGTGCTTGGGTCGTTGGCTGTTACTGACCATGTAGCGCCTGATGCAGTTCCACCAGCAACCAAGCCATCAGCGGCAAGGTTGTCAGAAGCCTGCATATACTGGCCCATCAAGTCGTTAATGATGATGTCCATTGAGCCGGGGCTCGTAAAGTCCACGTCTTGTAGGGACAAGGTAACTTGCCCGGCCAAAGTAGTTTTGGAAATTACGTTGGAAGCAATTACTGGGGTAGTTGCTGACACTGCTGAGAGCTCTGTGCTCTGAGTGGACACGCTTGTGTGAGTAGTCCACGTAGGACGCACGAACGTCTTTTGAGTTCCGCCATCCGGATAAGCGCGAGCGCCAACAGCTGCGACCACAGGCCTAATGGCCTGATTAAGATTCGCAAAAACTGGGCCGAGCACCGGAACAGGTAACAATCCGACCGTGTCCGTTGTCAAAACATCGCCAGCTGCAAATTGGAAAGCTGATTGCTTTGAGTTCACATAGTCACGTGCAGCAGCAGAAACATTCTCAAATGTTGTTCCGCCGATGTGCATAGCAGCGAGATATTCGCCCGGGGTTGGGAGATCAAACTTGCGTTTTGGCTGGGCAAAAACTGTTGATGCTTCGATTACTTCTGGGGCTGGGGTTTCTGACACTTCGGTCTCCTCTGACTCTGTGGGTTCAGGCTCATCGGGTGCCGTTTCTGTATTATTGCTCAAATCATCCTCGGATGTGGGGATACTTGCTGCAACATCTGTGATGGTAGCACCGCTAAAGGCTGGCTGTGGTACAAGTGACAACTCCATCCAGTCGGCTGCTTCCACGATCATGACACCATCCTCGTTGTACGAGAACTTGGTTGGGTTTACGCCAACGCTTACAGAGTCCAAAACTCCATCGGCTGCAAGCACTAGAGCCTCATCGCCAAGGCTGGTGGTTGAAACTTTGGCTGTAAAGTACATGGCTTCTGGGCTGTCGGCACGCTCAGTTACAAGGCCGATGGCTTGGGTTGAGTCGTGGCTCATGTAGAGCTTGGGGGCTTTGCCATCTGTAGGCAGTGAGCCCGGCAAGAAAGAAACTGTTTGGCCACCTGAAACTGTGGCCTCAGTGTTGTACGGCAAAGCAATGCCAGTAATGGTGCGCTTAGGGGTGCCGTCTTGTGCGGCATCTATGCTAAATGTTGAGCTAGTAAAACGCATCATGCGAGGGACTCCTGTGTATTTTCTTTTGGTTCGTTTTCGGGCATTTTGTCTGCTACGTAGTTTTCCTCTAGGTAACTGTCTGTATCAAACTTTACATAGGTTCCGCGTGGCAGCACGTTATTCATTGACAGTGTCGAGGCTATGCAATCGGCGTATGGCTTCACGCCAAAGATATAAAGGTCAGCGCGTGATTGCTCACTGCTGGTGTAGGCATAAGCGCCAGTGGCAACACCTACGAGGTAGGGGGGGACACCACATAGGCGTGCCAAATCTAAGGCGCTGTATTGGGCTGACTCAATCATCAGCATCTTGTCAGGGGTAGCAGTGCTGGCCTCGTAGCTTAGGAACTCGTTTAGTACAGCGGTCTGGCTTGTTAGTCGTGCCTCTTGAAACGCTGCGCCAATCTCTGACAGTTCCTGTGCGCTCAGTGGCTCGCCGCCAGTTTGTTTTAATACGCCACTAGGCAATGATGACTGGGCATTTTTGTATCGGCTTTGCTCTACCTTTAACGCTGTAGCAAT